CGCTACCCCCGCCTCTGGTTACCGCTTTGTCAGCTGGAGCGATGGGGGGAACCAGACCCACAACGTCACTTGGGATGCTAATAAGACCTTGACCGCTAATTTCGAGAAGGCTATTATAACGGGTGACGAGATATTGTTGGGTACCTCGTTGACATCAGGCACGTATACGAGCGTGTTGAAGAAGGGGACGGGTACCTTGACGGCTTCCACTTCCGGCGGTAATATGACGGTCATGTCCTCGTCCGGCAATCAGGGATGGGTGCTGTTCAACAAGGGATATCTCGGGAGCAAGTTGTCGCAAGGGCATATATACAGGCTAAGTGTCACGGCCAAGGTCGCTTCCGGTACGGTCACTTTCTTGGCCGGCATAGGCTCTATAGACTCCGGAGGAGAGTTCAACGATCTTTCCTCGGGAGATATGATCTATGGCGAGCAGATAACGACATCCGTAAAGACCTTTGTCGTGGATATAACGGTCTACAAGAGAGATAGCACGGTAAGCGACGCGGTGGCTATGGCGTTCTTCCCCGATAGTACGGCCACTATAACAATAACGGGTATATCGTTGAAGGAGGTGTGATATGGGAATCATTAACAAGACAACAGATAAGATAAACGTCTTGCTTGACAAGATAGCGGATATTCCAGAGGAGGGTCTGGCAGGGAAGACCCCAGTATTGGAAGACGTGAGAGTCACCACCCTATCCGCGGGTAGCGATGCCACTGGCGATATCGTTAGAATCGGGGTTGATAGTGAGGGAAACCCATTGTACGTGATAAATCTAGGTATCCCACGAGGTAAGGACGGGACTTCTGGAGGTCCCGCCAGTATAGACTGGACCAATGTCCTTAATAAGCCAGAATGGATAATGTCATCCACTAAACCATCATATACGGCCGATGAGGTCGGGGCATTACCCTCAAGCACCTCTTTCAAGACGGTTAACGGGGAATCCATATTGGGGGAGGGTGATATAGAAATCTCATCCGAGGGAGGAAACGGCGTAGGACGAAACTACCCCGGTTACAAGAACGCCGAGATATTCAACGATTACGAGAATAACAAGGCCGCCGGAGCCTACGCCCACGCCGAGGGCATGAATACGAACGCTACCGGTCCTAGATCTCACGCCGAGGGGCATAAGACAAATGTTTTCGCAGCTGACGCCCATGCGGAAGGAAGGGAGACATGGTGCGTAGGGCCACAAGGCCATGTGGAGGGCTCTTATTCCATTTGCCTAGGAGGCAACTCTCATGTGGAAGGCACGGCTTTCCAAGAAGACCTGCCAGGAGAAGGCGTTAGGCCCGTATTATTGAATGATGAAGAGACCATAAGAACCTTCGTAGAGACTTTCGGTACCGATAATCAAGATAATTATAACAATACTTTTTTGATACGATTCGAGCAGTTGTACAAGGATTATTGCGTGCATATAGCCTTGGGGGAACGAAGCCACGCTGAGGGGGCCAATAATTTCGTATGTGACAATACGAGCCACGTGGAGGGATACAATAATATATGCGGGGATTTGTATTTTGCCCATAGCGCTCCGCGAGTCCATAAGGCTAACCATGTAGAAGGGGTGAATAACGTTCTCTATTCTGGGAATAAATCATCAATTCAAAATTTTTGCGTACATATAGAGGGTGAGACTAACATTGTTTATGGTGGATGTTCTTACTCCCATATAGGGGGGAAGGATTGTAAGGTCGGCGACCTTTCTCAAGAAGGGATGTCTCGCTATTCTTTCGGACATGGTTTAGGGATAGTGCTGAAAAATGACTACTCGACATCTTTCGGACGTTACAACCTCTATGAGATCGAAGGGAAGAATGTCCTATTTTCGTATGGTATTGGAGATGATGGACGGAGAGATAACGCCTTATCTATACTGGAGGATGGAACGGTGGTGATTCCCCGGCTGGACGGGGGAAGTGTCAAGGAGCAAATAGACGCGGCCATACAGCCATTGATCAACAAGGTTAACAACATGTATAAAGAGCTCACCGGGATTATAGACGAGCAATCCAAGCGAATACAAGATTTGTTAGCCTTGATACCATCGGTGAAGGTTGAGAATGACATATTGATGATCGGGACACCCAAGGCCTTCGTGATAGGTAGCCTGCTTGTATTGACAAGGAACCTTCCGGCCGGCGTTTCCGATGATACGCTTACGATTACCGATACGTCGGTGGAGGTAGATAATGATATATTAACAATTAAATAAACACTAAGGATATTATGAGCACGATTAAAAAGGTAAACGTAAACGGGCAAGAGTATGATTTGGCCGGTTCTGGAGGCGGTGGGGTTTTGATCGAGATAACCCACTCGGAACTGGTAGCTCTTAGGAATAGTGGCGGTCTTGTTCAAGGGAATAAATACCGGATAACGGATTATAACGCCGTCTTTAACACGTTAAGATCAGCGGGACATCAATTTGATATCGTAGTGGAGGCATTGTCTTCATCTGAGCTTTCCGAGAAAGCCTCCGCTATGATACATGAGGGAGATGTATATTTCGAAAACTCCCATCTGGATCTATGGACAGTCTATTACTCATTGGATAACGACACTTCTCGCTTTAAAGAGGCATCGGCTTCTGGAAAAGGCTTTATCTGGAGATTAATAGATGAGTATAATAACGATGTATGCTTCGATTTCAAGAACGCCCTTTTCACGTTGTCATCTTCTGATTTTGATTTTGTCACGAGTGATTCATTGGATTTTTATCTGTTCTCTCATTTAGAGACGGGAACCCCATCCCAGTCGGACATCAAGGATAAAACAATAGTGAGATCTGGTTCCGTTTATAATAATATTGTAAAATTCAACCTAACATCATCACCCAAATTGGTGTTTGGTTGCGTAAAAGGACTCTTTGATTCAATATCTCCTTTTTTACTGTCTTGTAATCAAATTGAGGCTATTGAATCTGTTATTGTGTTTGGTATGAGCGCTAGTAAGTTTGCCTCCAGTAAGATTTGTCTTGGCGCCAAAGTCATTTCAAAAAAAACGGTATCAAATATAATCAATTCTGTTTTTAGCGCTTCATTGACGCTTGAGGGAACTTATTCTATTAATAATACAAACATATGCGATATAAATAAAATATCTTATGAAGGCGATATTACAAATTGCTTTATTTATGGAGGACTTAGAAAGCCATCATTAAAATGCTCAACGATGAATAACGTATCCGTAAAAATTATTGCTACAAATAATAATACATTGTTGACTCTTTCCGATCGATTGGATTCTGTTGATGTTTACGCCAAGGAGAATGAATCTGGATCTTATGATATAAAAATCGTAGACCCGTTTGCGCAATAACATGGATAAAAAAAAGGATATGGAAGCTATTCGCATAGGCAACGACATCTCCATCCAATGGACAATATTGCACAATGGCATTCCTGAGTCTCTTGAGGGCCGGGATTTGAGGGTGATCTTGTCAAACTCATTCGAGAGGATAGAGATAAAGGATTTCCTCCTTGTCGGTAACGTCATAAGATTCTCTTATCACGGGAAGGATCAGGTACATTGCGGGGTTTACACGTTGACGTTATTCGAGAATTATAAGAAAGATGGCATGATGGCCGTTGACGCTTGCGAGGCGTTCAAGCTCATACCGAGATCATGCGGGAAGACTGACGAACAGTCTTGCTCGAATCTGGAAGTGTCCACGGTGGATGTCAGCTCATCTTTTGATATATTGAATAACCCCAAGAACACCCTCGTGTCCGACTCAATCCATAGGATCGAGGCCATTACGCAAGAGGAGTATGACAAGATCGAGATCCCTAATCCAAACATCTTATATGTAATACTATGATTCTGAACGGGGCGATAGATATAAAGTTTAACGGAGCGGACGTGAAGAAAATCTATCTGGGACGAGATACGGTATGGACTAGGGAAGCGCATTTGATCGTCACCCCAACGGCTATATGGCTACAAAGGAGTAATGGTTTTGAAGCGGATGTGAATATAATATCAAACGTCTTATGGGATGTCGAATAGTAAATAATTAATTAAAAATTTTAGAAGTATGGCAAAACCTAGTTGGTTGACAGTAAACCCGATGTCTGGATCGGGTAATGATACGCTGAGGAATACAGCGACGGCGTATAAGGGCAGAAAACCGAGAACGGGAACGGTCACGGTGACCGGATCCGGCGTGGCGCAACCCAAGACTTATAAGGTGACGCAAGAGGCGGAACCCGAGTATATATCCATAGACAACGGATCGTCGATGGCGGCAGATAAGACAGGAGGAAAAGTCACTGTCAATGGGAAATCCAATTCTTCCGCCTTGTCATTTGCGTGGGTGGGAGAAGCGAAGGAGGCGACGATCTCCCCCCAGTATACCGCAGGTGGTAAACCCACTAATAATACGGAAGCGATCGAAGGAGATCCGGGAGCGACAGGCGAGGTGGTATGGTCTGTGGATCTGACCTTGCCGGCCAATGCCACGATAGATCAAATAGACCGGACCTTGAAGGTGTCCAACGGTTCCACTGTTCAACAGCAAATCGTGATTGAGCAAACAGCTGGAGATGCTACTTTATCGTTGAGTGATAGTGAGATAACTATTCCATCGGACGGAAGTGCTGTTACCGTAAATGTAATCTCTAATACGCAATGGACGGTATCTTAATCCCGATCCGATATGGAGAAAGTGATACCATGGGGTGTAGGTGGAGGGAATATCCACCTATCCTATACGGGACAAGATAATGGCGAGATCATTATCACGAGCGATACTGAGAATTATACGGGAAAAGAGCGGTATAAGGTATTAACCGTGGCAACCGAAAACGGCGTGCGCAAGGAGCAGCTTACGGTTGGTCAACCTAGTCGCAAGGCTTACGTTGACGGAAATATGTTGGTGTTTACCCTTGCGGCGAATGTCTTGGTATCGGAAGATGCTTTACTGATTGAGGATATGGGGATATCGGTAAGGGATGATGTAATATTTATTTGATAAAAAAAGGATCGGAAGAATGGATTGGACGATGATGTTAACCGCCGTATTAACCTTTGTTGGAGGAGGTGGTCTTGGAGCAGTGCTGATGTTTCCGCAAAAGAGGAAATCGGCCGAGTTGGAGAATGAGACGAAAGCGAGTGAGCAATGGAAGGAATTGTATATCAAAAGTCAGGAGGAAAAGAAAGGTTTGAGCAATCTTATAGATAAACTATACGACGATCAGGGACATTTTCGTGACGAGAATAACCGTCTTACAACCCAGATAGCGGTATACAAAGTACTTAAATGCAGAGATTTGAAATGTACCAATAGGAATCCTCCTATCGAGAACAATATAAATAGTGAGGATAAGGAGGATAAAGATTGCGATAAAGAAGGCTCCCCAGATCCAAAAGGATAGGGGAGCCGGATAAATTTTAGCTTCCTGTCTTTCGCAAGGGAGGATAGCAAGGTTAACAAAGCGTCACAAATATAGCAATAAAATCAAATAACAATGGCAGAGAAAAAATTACCTAGAGGATTGAGAAATAATAACCCCGGAAACATCCGGATCAACGGAGACTTGTTCCAAGGAGAGGTACGTCCGAGCAAGGACAAGTCGTTTAAGCAGTTCGAGACGATGGCCTATGGCTATCGGGCGATCTTTAAGATCCTGTCGAACTACTATAACAACTATAAGCTTGACACGATTCGCAAGATGATAGGAAGATGGGCGCCTCCGGAGGAGAACCATACCGAAAAGTATATCCAGTTTGTATCAGATTACGCCGGTATCCCGGCTGATGATCCTATCAACATCAACGATCGTGAGCAGATGATCCGGATCGTGGCAGCGATGAGCAAGGTGGAGAATGGTAGGGAGGCTGATATGTCGGATGTTATTGCGGGGTGGAATCTGTTATGAGAGCATGGCAGGTTATATTAATACTAGTGTGCTTGGTAGCCAGTTTCACGGCTGGCTACCATATCCGGGGGGATGAGGATGGCAATCAAATACATAAGACCGACACGTTTACTTATGTTGACACGATACATGACAGCATCCCGTACCCGGTCTATGAGACACTGGTACAAACAATACCTGAGCCGTTTCCTGTTTATATCACGTTGGACGGTGACACGGTAAAGGAACCTGTATATGTTCCGGTACCCATAACCAGCAAGGAGTACAAGACGGATGATTACCGGCTTTCAATTTCGGGTTACAAGCCTAATCTTGATTACATCGAGGTTTATCGCAAGACTGAGTATATAACCAAGACGATCACCCCACGTAGATGGGGAATCGGTGCGATAGCCGGTTATGGGATCGGTAAACACGGGTTGTCTCCCTATGTAGGGATAGGCGGGTTCTATAGGATTTGGTGAGGCTTCCGTGGCTCACACCCGGGAAACCTCTGATAATAGAATGAATGCGTTATATGAATAACAAGGGCTGACGTTTTTTTGTTCATGATAATTTATATTAGTTTGATGGTGACTTCGTGAGAACGAGCCGGAAAGGGAGGATAAAGAAAAAGAATCTTCCCTAAATAATCGGATCGGAAGTTTGATTATTTTTTCATGCCACGCACGACGGGAAGATTCTTATATATCTTTCTGCCGTGCATTTTTTTGCCCGGCTTGATAGTAAAACAAACCACGAAATAAAAAGTTTATGAATAAGGTGGAAATTTTTTACAAAAAAGTGATAGAGACAGTCTGCAAGGAGTGCGGGACCGATCCGGTAATGATGTTTAGCAACAACAAGGAGCGCAATGTTGACGCTCGGGGAGTGGCTATAACCATACTGGCCGATCGCAAGTTGAGCGACAATATCATATCCGATCTGACGGGAATGACGAGGCAAGCCGTCAACCGGATGCGGAACTTGTATCCGGACAGGATAAGGAGGAGTTACTATCTGAGAAGAACGGTGGAGAGCGTCAAAGAGGAGCTATCCGGTACGGTCTGAGGGTGCGTTATGTTGTAAGACATGTGATTTGTCTATGAAAAAATTTTCATATAACAAAATTTTTTGCGACATTTGCGGCGTAAAAGGTGATTTTGTAGCCTCGTCAAGTAACCAGCCTTGGCAGAGGCTTTGTTGTATACGAAAAGTTTCATTATGGAAATATATATGCCACATGCGGTAAATGATATTAGGATAGGAGAAGCCTTCAATCATCTATTCAGGATAATCCTGAAAATGGAGAATTCCGATGATGATGATTTCATATGGAACTTCCAATATACGGCATTTGTGACTCCATTTTTCTTATTGCCTCTTATGCTTTATAGAGATAAGTGCGGTAAGAATGTGGTTTGCAAGAATATATCGGACAGTGTTAAAAGCTATCTGGACTCTATTCATTTTGAAGGAGGTGTAGTAGCTGACAGTGTTAGTGATTTTCATAATTATATGGAATATTTTTCTATGAAAAAATATATTCCTATAATAAAGTTCCCGGGATGTAAAAGCAAGGATAGCATAAAAAACGATATACTATCTGTAGCAGAGAATATAATGATAAGGCAATTAAATATTGAAGGAGAGTTGAGAAAGGCTTTATCTTATATGCTGACTGAGACGATTGACAATATATCTGAACATTCAGAGAGTGAATTTGGTTATATATTTGCTCAGTATTATCCGTCAAAGAGTTATATAGACATTTGCATAGCGGATAATGGTATAAGTATACTGGGTAGTTATGTTAAGTCTGGCAAGGGAGGTATAACTAACGATGTGGAGGCTTTAAAAAGCGCGGGAAAGGGTATATCGACTAAAAATTTACCAGATACCGAGAATCGTGGTTATGGTATAAGTACTTGCAAGAGAATGTTGTCTAAGGGACTTGGAGGAACATATTTTTTGCTGTCTGGGCAAGCGTTTCATCTTATGTCAGAGGAAGAGACATCATATATAGGACTTCCTGATTATATAAAATGGGATGGAACTATAGTGGCATTAAGGATACCATATAAAGAGGAAAGGATGTTTAATTTTTATGAATATTTAGAATGAAGATCATGGAAAAGACAATTGTGATATCAGAATTGATAAGGGGAGAGCTTCGTTCTAGGACAGAAGCTAAAAAAATCTATATGAGGGCTAAGGATTTGAATAGCCCATGTGTACGTATAGATTTTAAGGATGTATATTTTATGTCTCGATCATTTGCGGATGAGTTATGCAATACAATAGAGGCTTTGGCCTTGGATAAAGTGAGGGTCTCTATGGAGAATGAGAGCGACTCTATAGATCTGATGATGAAAATAGTAAAAGGTAATAGAAATAAACCGAGGAATATGCATGAGGACAGTGAGGTTAAAGAATTTTCGGACATGGATTCATTGTCAGAGTTCCTGTCTACCATATAAAATTATTTCATGCTATATAAAAGAGAATGATATGAAAAATCCAAAAATAGCTAAGGAGTATAATGAATTCCTAGAAAGGAATAGTTTTGATAAATACTCAGATAGAAAAAAATATATATCTAGTCCAACCACGCTACAATGCATGTATTGGAAACAGGTGGAACCGGTAGAAATAAAAAGTAACCAACCATAAAAAATTAAGCGTTGTATATGCCTTTGGTTTGAAAGGTTTAAACAACAACAATAAGCGTCGTCAACACAAATTGGCGGCGCTTTTTTTTGTCTTATCCCCTTCCGCAAAGAACTAGCAACAACCTCGCAACAAGCTAGCAAGGAGATATTTATTTAGCAAGGCACTTCTATGGATTTTTGTGGTGTCCGGGATAACCCGGATATGATCATTAAAAAATCTAGGTTATGAGAATTAAAGGAATGAATGGTGAGGAGTACAGTGTCACCGGGCAAGGCCAAGGTAATTACAACACCGTGGGAGCTTCCGCAGGTATCGCTTCTTTCTTGGGATTGAACGCCGGGAATCTTTTGGGTGGTTGTGGCAACGTAAGGAACGCTGGATATGGCGGTCCGGTTGAGGTAATCACATCCGAAGACAGGCCTATTTCCCGCTATGAGGCTGGGATGATGGATAAGATTTCCGCTAAGGACTCGGAGATCGCCTTGTTGAAATCCAACACTTACACTGACCAAAAGTTGGCGGATGTTTATGACCGCTTGTTGACAATCATCAACAGGAACAAGGAGGAACAAGCCTCAATTAACATGAACCAAGCCGTTTACAATGGGACTAACACCGCTACATTGAAGTGCATGCAACAGCAGATTGCGGATCTAGCGGCATTGAGCGAGTTGGTGATCCCGCAGCGTAAGGTTTGTGATACGGGATGTTGCGGATGTAATTGATGATGGCCATGTACTCTAACGCTCAAAAACTGGCGGCTGTGCTCAATAAGTGGGCACAGCCCGCTATCCAAGGTCTCTTGGGAACTCGGTTGGGACAACTTCCTTTCATAGCGAACATAGACGCTAAGTTACGCTCCACGGGTTGGGTAAGTCCCATGTGGAGCATATCCAAGGAGATATCCCCATTGCTAGACGGATTGTCATCCTCATTAGTTGAGCCGATGTTGGCTCGGTACCTTCAAGGCATCCCCGATGAGGCTATCCCGGAGTTGGCGCACAAGGTGGTGGAGGACGCTATAAGAAACGGCGGACTTTCCCTGTTTGAGGGAAAGGTCGAGTTCGAGACCGATGACTTGGAGGAACTAAGGACGTTGTTGCGTTACAATCTTCCGGTCCCGGAAAAGACCGGCTCATACGAGGTATTGACAGAGGAACCTATTCCACAAGGTGATGATGTGGATAAATAAATAATCAATAATAATTACGATCATGATTCAATTAACACCAATTGCGATCGCCGCTACCAGCCAACAATACTTGACTAATGTAGTGGAGAATTTATGTCAGGCCTATTGCGCAGACAATGGCGTACAGCCTACCGGCATAGTCAATTTCACCGTCGCCGAGCAAAGTACGGTGAATACGCAAACGACGGTTACGATCAATGCCGCCGTACTTGTGGCTTATACGCCCAAGGGATCCTGCAGGACGGTTTCCAAGCAATGGGTCGAGCAATTCAAGGTAGCTTTTATCGGGGCCGCTGGTGCTGTTCCCACGATATCTCTTACCCCTCTCGTCACCCAAGTCACGCCCGAGAACGTCAAGTGTTGTAACCGTGCCTACGGTGTAAGTTTGGCTACCCCATTGACTATTTCCGCTACCTTTCCAGCGGCTCCCGGCGCTTGATTCATTAATGTTTAAAATGCAAGATCATGCGTTACAAAGAACTGATGAAGGATTACCACTCAAAAGGGATGGTATCCGAAAAAAAGATGTGGGAGGCCATAGGAGAGCTGGACGAGGCGATGGAGTGTCTAAAGGAAAAAGATCCCGAGAAGTATGACGAGGCCATACGTGATATACATGAGGTTTTTTGCGGTCCTCATTATAATGAGTGCTTTGGCAAGATGGACGTGGCGGCAATGCGTCATAAAGGCAAGGCGGGAGAACATAAAGGTGAGCACTGGAATATGGAGCAGGTGGCTACCGCTATAAAAGGTATGAGCATCCCGGGAAATACCAACATATGGGACGTGTACGTTGCTCTTAACGCAAACTGGCACGACAAGGAAGTAAAGTTTACGGAATGGTTCGGTCCAGATGCCGAGAAAAAGATCATCGAGGACGCTATAAATTTCTATTTCCTTGACGATGACGCTCCTGAAGGCAAGGTTTGGATTTATATGTGTGCCATGGATGACTAAGACACGATCACATAACAAGAAAAGAAACGATTCTGTAAGACGGGAGATAGACCGCCTTATAGAATCGTTGTCGTTCGAGCCTATAAACTTTCATGAGGTTATGGCCCGGATTAGACACTTGATGTGCCTGCTATAGTCCAATATCGCTTAATAACCCACTGAATAGATGAGCGTAATACAGAGGTTGTGTTTCTTTGGGATTGTTAGGGTTTACTTGGTTCTCCCCATATTTAAGCCCGGTAGCTGTCAAGGATTTGAACTTCTTCATGCCCTTGCTGGATTGTCGTTGCAAGGTCGTTAACAACCCCTTTGCGGCCATTCTTGCGTTGAATGCCTGCGTGGATATTTTTAATCCGTTAATTCCCAGAAGTTCGGTGGCTGATAATAATTGATCCTTGGATTCCGTGTAGTCCGGAGTAGGCAAGCCCAATGGATCGAGTATCTGCTTTGCCATGAGTAATTTCGAGCTATCATTTAAGTTTAGGAACTTTGCCGCCCACGAAGCCGCCTTCATTTTGTCGGATAGCGATAACGTTTGTTCCGTTGGTTTGTGAAATACCTTCCTATACACCTCGAAAACTGGTCTTACTTTTCTCGCTATAAAGAACTCCATACATGAAACGGTAAGTTTATAGTCAATCTTATTGTTTCCTCCCCAGCTTGTTTCATCTTGCTTGCCATTTTGGGCAAGCGTCTTGTAATCAACCCCCTCAATAAATTGTTCATTTGAAGTCAATGCTCTAACGGCCTTCCCTTTTTCAGAATAGACTAATGGCCAAACTTCGTCAAGATTGATTGGAAACTCATCATCAGATTGAGCCAATTTTAAAACAGCCTTGAAATAACGTTTTATTTCATTCTCGCTACTATTCTTTGATAATATTAATTTTGATTCCATAATAACCTTATTTTAAAATTTAAATGTTGAGTGATCTCTTGATCTCTTCCGTGATCCTTTTGGTTATACGCTCTTGATTCCACTCATGCCATTCTGTATACAGGCCTTTACCTACGAGATAAAAGAAACAGGAGTTCTTTAGATCGGTTTCTTGCTGAGAGGTTATCTTGGCCCATTTAAGGCGGTTCTCCAACATTGAGATATCCTTCTTTAGTTCATGGATCTTTTTGCTTTCCAATCGGATTGATGCGTTTTTAGCTACAGTCATATAAAAGACTTTCCGGTATACCTCGAACACCGGGCGTATTTTCCGGGCGATAAAAAATTCCATGCAGGGCACGGATAATCGATACTCGATCTTTGGCCTTCCTCCTTTTGGGTTTTGCGGATTTTGCCGCAAAACTTGATAGTCAATATCTTGCATGAATGTTTTCTGCAAGACATCTACGGCATCCGATCTCTTGTTGTACACTAAAGGATATACCTCGTCAAGGTTCACGGGGAACTCTTGATCTGATTTTGACAGTTTGAGTACTGCCATGAAGTAGCGTCTGATTTCTACGGTGCTACTTTCTCTTGTAAGAATTGTTTGCTTCATCTGGTGTGACAGTTAGATGAATAAAAAATAGCGACCCCACATAATCCAAAAGTTGTCACACCACACATATCGCAAAGATATATGAACGGATTATGGGAGCCGCTTATGCTTCTCTCATCTTTGCTGGCCTACTCGCTTGCAGCGCCTATGTGTAATGTGACGCCGCGAACTTACGAATTTTCCCGGAAAAGCAAACGATATCTTCTATTCTTTTTATTATGAGCCTCCCTTGAAGGCTCGGTTAATACTATTCCTCAGATCGAGTATAGGCATCCAATGGGTAACACAAATTTTATCACCATTAGTATCATACCATTCATTACATTCTCTGCAATACCAACCCTGTTGTAAGTATTTAAAATAATCAGTACACCAGCAGCCAGTTATTACCAGATCTTCATCATCAGGTAACTTATCTTTTGTGCTTATCCACGGGAATTGCTTTGCCTGCCATTCGGCACCTGCTATAAATCCCTGATAATACGCAGGGAATGCACTACCGCTACTCCTGCTTTCAGCGAAGAGATGAGCCGCTTCCTCTACCGTCTGTCCCATATCAATATTTCTTTCCATGTTTATTCTCCCTTAATTCGTTGTATTTCATTTTCTGTTCAATATGCCATAAGAGATCTATATTCAGCAAGTCCGCATTAAGAAATATAATTACTATCGAAGCCTTGATTACTTCCGCTATATCTCTATCCTCGGTTAGGATAGATGTCAAAAAGAACATCCTCTCAGTAAAAGACATTTCCTTTAAAACATAATTCCAGTCTTTATATTCCGGTTCATTCGTGAAATCGTAGATATCATCAAGGCTGATATCTAACGATCCGGCAAGGTCTAGCAAGCGGATAACCGCATCTGAAAGTTCATCCTCCACGGTATCCTTAATATACCTGTTGAATACGTTAATAAACTTTTCTTCAGTTGTTAACCACCCTTGACACTCTGCATATTCACCGAGTTTATGCTTTTCTTTATCAAAGCGCCTATTTTTCCTATTCGCTTCCACGGCTTCCATCAGCTCACTGATAACAAGACAAAGGAAATGCTCGTTAATTAACTCTGTATTGTGGAACCCGTGCTCGCATTTGTACGCACGGTCACGGAGTGCGTTGAAATCAATCTTGCTCATATTTATTTTCTTTTTTAATTAAACCTATCACATATTCGCATCCTGCTTCAAACCCCTTGTTATATCCCATACTATCACGGCCCTTGAAATAAAAAGAACCTAAGCATAACATAAATCCTATTATCATCAATATGAGTCCTAGGCCGAAGAAGGGTTGGGAAAAAGATATATGGAAAGGCTTAAACTGTATTGTCATTCCGGAGGATAATATGAATATTACTGAAAGCATAATGACTGCGGGTAGTATTGCCTTAATCATTTGATCCTCCTTTCACTAAAATATCCTCACAAGCTCTACTATCGCACCTTACCGGCTTTTGGTGAAATGAACACCAAGCTTCCCCGTTAGCGTCTTCATCCTCGATAAGTCGGCAATCGCCGCATTTATCTGTTAGGAATTTATTATTCAAGTGACCTCTCTTGATGAGCCACTCGATAGCGTCAACCACATTGTCCATCAGGTTCTCTTTGTCGAAGGATTTTGCGCAATTGTAAGTATTGTCACCTTCCCCGTCCTTGATCCAGTCCGATGCGTACATTAACTCAACGAAATTTCCGGATAGGTAATAAACCATCCCGTCAATATCATCTTGGTATGATTTAGGCATCATGTCTATCAGCTTGGATAGAGACCAAGCGGGGCAATCATTTTGATATGAATGATCGTAATATGGATTATTTACTGGGAGTATTTCTTTTCTCAATATATATGTCTCTCCATATACATCATAGTAAAGCTGACCTTTATCGTCCTTCCGAATATCTTTCCATCCTGCTACATTGCATTCATTGTCTATATATAGGATTACCATGTCCGCCGTCTCCGGTCTCACCCCGGCCTCTAATAGCCGGGATGATTGTTCTTTATTAGTGCAAATTTGATTCATCATGATTGTTTTATTTAATTAATTCAAACTCATAAGCTAAACACCAAGGATTAGATTCCCACGTATATTTACCATAGACGCAATCTATCAATGAGGAGAAAGCCTCTAATGGGGTATCATATCCCTTGTACTGCCCATTAGGAAAATAATATCTCCACCATTCACCGTCGGCGGATTTGTGCATAGTCATCGTTACTCCCTCATTCAAACAGTCCTCGTATGATATATCCTGTAATCTCTCAACTTTGATATTAGTAATACGGATGTGGTGCGGCATGAGGTCTGCACGAGTAAACATCTTATTGAAATATCCGCTTCTTTTAGTCATTACGGGATAACCGTCTTCATCGAGTTCATAATCTGGAAAATTGCCGCATTGACTGTAACTTTGCGCTATGGCTACCTTTTCACCGATCTTGTATTTAGGTTTTAAAATGTAACAGTCAAAATCATCATCAATTCTCAACACGTCATCATCGTAATCATAAGACAACGCTCCTTCATGTTTCATGTAGTACTCATCACCCAGCAAGTCCAAGAACACTTTGTTTCTCGAGTAGTCTATTATTCTTCTCGTAAAGGTCTTACGACCGTCAAGTACGGCCTGTGTCAGACCGTACTTATCATTGAACATTATTTTCTTCATGCTTTATCCCTCATGAATAACTACGCACTCAATTTGTTCCTCAAACGTAACGTCCACTATATCGTAGGTATAGTCATCGGATGTTTTTATAATTACCTCCGCTTCCGGGTCTTGCTCTTGTAATAGAGCGATTAGTTCTTTATTTCTCATGATTCACCTCCTTCCTTCAATTTAGCTATGAGTCCATCGGCAAAAGCTACGGCATATTCTGCTTGTGTTTTAAAAGAGCCTTCATAGACTTCTCTGCTTGAATTACTAAGAAACGCTGCCATCATTTCTTTTGCAATCTCATATCTGCGTTGTTCCCAATCAACGGCTTTATCCTCCGTCTTATCTATAACCTCTAGATCCTCTAGAGCGTTGAGTTCCTGTATGAGATCAAGCCCCTCGGAATCCACATAGCGCACCCAATCCTTTTCAGGACAGGCTTCGGAAGATTTGAAGGCGATAACATCAACAATCTCCCCTGTTTTTCTTATTTTCGCTTTCATGTCAAAACAATGTTTCCTTGGAATCAATTATTATCGCATTCCCACAAGTAATTCGATCTGAATCTTCCTCTTTTGACGGAACAAACACGATAACATCCCACCCTTCATCAAGTAGAGGCTGCTCAAATTTTTTGTACACATCATAATCAGAGTAACCACTAACCTCAAATCCGTTTTCTATCGCAGAATGAGTCTCATGTATAGGAGTAATCTTTACGATAAACTTATCTTTACAGAACAGGCTTGATAGTTTATTGGCTTCTAATATAGTTTGGTTCGTAACCGGGAAATTTAATGTGTATTTTCTTCCTTTTGGCATAGGCAAAAAAGACGCTATTTCTGATATTTCGGCTAAAGAAAGGCTTTTACCATCAAACAGTTCTTTCCGCTGATTATCATCGGTAGAATTAATAGAAAATTGAAGCCCCGCTTCTCCATGATATACTGAATTTTTGATATTACACCACTCGGATAGGAAAGTAATAAGATTTTTATTACCTTTTGGAAGCATGGTGGAAACAACCGGGTGGATAGTTTTTGCTTTTAAGCCGCACATCCATACAACTTCTTTAAGAATCATCGAAAATGACAAGACATCATGATTCCATGTAGGTTCACCCATTCTCGCAAAGTGCACGTTGAACCGTTCTGTTTCCCGGACGTTCTCATTTTTTATGATAGTTCGTATTTGATATTCAAGATTCTCCATGGATACATTACCATGATATCCGAATTTCGGAACATCACAAAATTTACAATTCATCGGACATCCTTTTTGAGTGGAAATGGTGGCCACCCACTTCTTGCTCAAATCTACTTTACTATTGACTACTCCATGTATTTCCTTATGCAGCCCCAAAAAATCAGCCTTGATGTTGTTTTCTTTGCCATAATCCCCGACTGTAAGAAACTCTATTTCTTTTTCGTCATTAACATAAATCTTGCCTGTATGCGTGTTTATCACTCTTTCTTGCATAAATGTACCTTCTTTTTTGTCCATTGCTTTTTTATTTTATTTCCTCATTAATGAAATCCTTCATCTCTTCATCGTACACCCCGCTGTCACGCTGGAGCCCCAAGCATTTATCCTTGGAAAAGTTGGCCTCCATAGCTATATTAGCGGCCATAGATGGTGCCCTTAGCTCGACAACGAGCATCTGTATGGCGTACCATACGCCTCTGCAAAAGTCTAAATCGTTCATGTTGTTATATTTGCTCTCATCATAGATGAATGCATCTTTCAACTATGATGAATGAATTGATGCCTCTATCGCCTTGAATATCTCAAATGCTACTTGTGGGACGATGGCGTTTCCGTAGGCATGAAATACCTCCTCTTTCAATCGAGATTTGCCATACAACTCAGATGATTTTCTGGAAAACCCATAATCCAAGCTACAAACCGGTGGTTGACCAGCCCACGTAACCCCAACCGATATAGGTGTTCCGGAAAGCATCCTGCGCTCCTTGATAATCTCTTGGCATACATTGGAGAAGAAAGGTTCTCCCTCATGTAATCGGATGCCGTCGGTGTGAGCAACCATGTAACACCTCGCTCTTCTATGGGGCGCACCCGCATCTGAAGCGTACATAATCTTCCATTCCGCATCATACCCCAGTCGGGCCAGCTCATCGAGGATCTTTGCAAAATCTCTTCCGTCGTTAACTCTTGTGATGTTAGCAACATTCTCTGCGACAACCCATCGTGGCCGGATCTCGTCGATCGCACGCGCCATATGCCGCCAAAGTCCCGTTCGCTCACCCCCAAGCCCGAGCTGTCCTTCCCCGAATTGTTTTGCCTTACTTGCGTCTTGGCATGGGAATCCTCCTGTAAGGATGTCCACTCGTCCTCTCCAAATAGAGAAATCTGTCGTCGTGATGTCATTATAGCTTACTCCCTTGAATCTTTTAGTTAGAAACTCCCTACAAAAGTCATTTATCTCGCAATGGAATAGGTTTTCCCATCCCATCCATTCGGCGGCAAGGTCAAAACCGCCAACCTAAATGCCAGAGAACAGAGATCCGTGAGTTAACCGGCCTCCTTCTCTGGCAAATATTCCTTTCTTATTTTTTTCGTTTAACATTATTCTTTACTCCTTCTTTTGATTTGTCAAATTTTCTATGGCAGCTACAGCACATTCTCCTATATCCATGTTCTACATCAGCGTAATCTCCGGTAACATTGGCCCATTCATATCTTTTAGAAGGGTCTACTGTTCCACACACCTCGCAATGTATTGGCCTGCCATACAACGATTCTACTCTTTTATGGAATGTTGCGTATGTTGCATTATCTCCAACCCATGAATTATTGTTCTTTCCTAACTGATTCCTTTTTCGCAGCTTTTCTACATTTATATCCATTCCTTCGAAATGAATTGTAGATAACTTTTTGAGTAGTGCCAAGCTCATTAGCTATTTCTGTTTGCGTCATTCCTCTTTCATACATCTCTACTATCTTTTGAAAATCAATGCGATAAGTTTGAGATTTAGCCTTGCAACCAATTGAGCAATATTTAGAATTGCTAATGTAAGCCTTGTATGGTTTGCCGCATACCTTACACCTTAATATCTCCATTGGTAAATATGTTTATTATTCAATGATCCATGTGTCATGTCTCTCTCGTTTTAGCAAAAACTACGCTTTCATGATCCGGCCTCAGATGGGCCATGCAAGCCTTGCTGTACTCGCAGAATCTCGCTCCCTCGTCCCGGAAGACGCATCCCCTGCACGGGATCTTGTTCTGCCCGTTGTAGTACGGCCTGTACTTTTCCACGATAATTTTCATGTCTCCTACCAACACGATCAAACCGGTAGGGGTGTTCTTCAGTCTGTTGATTATTTCCATGATCTGTTTTTTAAAATGGTTCTTCTTGTGATACTTCTTGGCTTATAGTGAACCCGCTATCATCATATTCCATAAAGTGAGTGGTCTTTGCGTCAAATTTCACGATAAACTTGGCTAATCCGATATTTCTTCCTTTCGCTATATCTATCATGGCTGTTCCGCCCACGGGATAATTCTGGAAAGGCTCAGGATAATATTTTCCATAAAGCTCAGGCCTATAGATCAGCATGACAACATCGGCGGCCTCCGCTATTTGTCCGCTGGCTCTTAATCTTGCCAATGAGGGGGCCGGATTCATTTGGTCCCTGTTTAGCTGGGACAAGGCGATGATCCATATGTCTAGTTCCTTGGCCAGATTCTTCAACCTACGAGCGGCCTCACCCATTTGTTGCTCGGTATTGCTACCTCTCATATTAACGGACAATATTTGCAGGTAATCCACTATCGCCCCAGATATGCCGTATTTGAGTTTCATCGTACGGATGGATGAAAGTATCGTGTCGATATTGGAAGTGCTCCTGTCGTCAAAATAAACAGGTTTATCGTAGATCTTTCCTATTCCCATGTCGATACGGTTGAATTGCTCGGGCAAGAGTCTTGAATACATGATCTCGTTGGCGGGTATCCCTGACTCCATGGATATCATCCTAGCCGCTATCTGCTCTTTTTTCATTTCCATAGAGTAGAACGCTATCCCATCACCATTCTTGGCGGCGGATAACGATAAGGCTACCGCTAGGGATGTCTTTCCAGAAGACGTATCTGCCGCTATGATTATGAGATCTGATCTCTGTAATCCCCCGCTACGCTTGTCTATTTCATGGAATCCGGTAGGCGTTCCTGTTAGCTGTTTGTCATCGGATGCGTTAAGCGCCATTTGCCTTGATACCTCCTTGATCGCTTCCCTAAGGGTAAATACGCTGTCTTTCGATGTCTGGAAAAGCCCCTTGAGCTTGTCCTCTGTATCCGATAACGTGTCAACGATATCGTCCGACTCGGAGTAAGCCCTTGATATCAACTCCTCTCCGATATCGATAAATCTCCTTCTCTTCTCCTTGTCATGCAGTAGGGCGGCATGTTGGTAGATGTCGAATGTCATGCATGTGGATACTTGGCTTAACCTTAGCATGTCCGTGGAAGGGTCTATTTTCATCATCTCGTTGGCTACGGCTATCATGTCCGGTCTATCTCCTCTGCCGTCTATGTTGGATATAGCCTCGAACATGGCCCTATGGAAAGGATCATAGAAACAAGAAGGGGATAATATATCCCTTACCTCATTCAATGCGTTTCTTTCCGTCATTATCGTCCCCAGCACGACTTTCTCGGCCTCCGTATCGTGGGGGACTACCCTGTTAATTTCCATAATCTTTTTTCTTTACCTCCATTATCGTCTCAAAAATGCTATTCTTGAACTTTATGAGGCGATCGTCGTTGTTAATTTTCTTGACTATTTCCGTTAATTGCTTCCTGTTCATACGGTTTAGGATCTCTATCTCCTCGTCTGAAGGAAATATAGGCATCTCTAGTATCAGAGGAGCCTCCTTTTCCAGATATGAGTATAGATTAGTTTGCCTTATTGATGTTAGGGATTTGAGATCCACTTTGCCTCTAGCTTTTTTTACTTGGTTAGAAGGAAGATCCAAGGCATTTATGAACGTCCTTTTCCAGTCTATATTAGAGCTTTTCGAGCTTTTTTTCTTCTTCCATCCTAATTCGGTGCTCCAGTAGTCTAAATACGCTTTCTTTAGCGACAATCGGATGTCTATGCCCGGATGCAGACTTTGGCGTTGAGCTATGAACTCGTCATCGTTAGATAAGGATTCATAGGCTTCTCTCAACCGATCGCAGTACACATCGAAGCTTTCTCTCCAATTATCCGTATTTTCATCTTCCTCTTCCTCTTCCTCTTCTCCTTCTTTTTCCCCCATACCCCCTATATTATCCTTAACTCTATTACTATCTATATTACCTATACCTATACCATAGGGGCTATCAAGCCCCTTTGAAGGGGCTACCAAGGGGCTACCAAGGGGCTTTTTAAAGAAATCTTCAATTGATTGAAAACCAAATGATTGCTTCATTTCTTCTAATCTTCTTATTATACCTCTATGCGCAGCGTTCTTAGAATTCAAGGGAAGGTTCTTTTGGTGCTTGATGAAATTACGTATATAAATATACTTACCGTCCACCGAATAAAGTAATCGTCCTTCAAGTTCCCTTAGGCCTCTTTCAACTTCTTGCTTACCTAGTACTAGATCAAAGCTGATCTTCTTCTCGTTTATTTCCATGAAGCCAGCTAGGTCGCAAAGGTCGCACAAGTACAAGAACAGAAGCTTGCTAGTCGCTTTCAGGTCGCAGAACCAGTTATCCGTCCATTTGTTCGTATCTGTATATCTATATGCCATGTTCTAGTGTTTAATAAATTATTCCTCTATTATACAATTCCTCCCTATATTGCTCCAACGCCTGAAGGCATCGTTCCTTGTCCATGTATCCCATTGGCATTATCCTGGCCAACCTTGCGTTGCATCGGTCTATGCCATATTTGAGATCCCTGTTTGACATTTTCTTTATATCCATGTTATCTCTTTTTAAAAGTGTTACAAAATCTCGTGGAGTTAGCTACCCGTCCAGCGTCATGTATGATGCACCAAACGCATAGCCCCTTGTGAGGATGTCCGTTGGCGCAATCGCCACATTTCACCTTTTCTTGCTCGTCTTTCTTCTTCGCCATATCACCAAGTCTTTATTTTTATTGGTAGATCGGCGTACCACCAAGCCAGAATCGTAGCGTCACGTTGGTCTTGGTTCGTTCTCTTAGGCAAGGGACCGACTATGTAGGAGAGTTCCTCATGGGTTATCTTGCCCTCGTCCCCTTTCCAATGCTTGGTCAAAGGCTTTACCTCCTCGCAGGGAATCCCTATGTGCTCGCACATCTGGAGAAGCAATATCCCGGTTTGCTGGTTACGACCTACATACTTGGCTATCCTCTCGCCGGATTTACCCCTAGCCTTATGGAAGTTGCTTTTTTCGTTAAGCCATCCGGCCTCGACAATGACCACTATGTCTACCCCCTTGTATCTCTCTCTTGCCTCCTTTATGAAATCGACCAACACAGGGAAGGGGAGGCTCTTTAGAATTAACTGTCTCGTCGAAGGAGACAGTACGCATACGCCGGATTTATCTATGTCCGGATCAACGGCTATCACCAATTCGTATCTTTTCTTTCCCATGGATTCCTCCTTTCTTTATCGTTTATTAGTAAGAATATGGCCAAGATCACTGCTATAAGTCCTAGTATCGCGGTGATAAGGTACATGGCCATTGTCAAGTGATCTAAATTCTGTATTGTTTCCATAATTATAGTTTGTTATTCGTGGACGGTGCCGGGATCGAACCGGCCTCTTTACGTCATGCGCACTCCGTAACGTTTCATCCCGGAATACTTACCGCCCGAAATCCCCGCATATCCTCACGGACGGCAGGGATAATCATTCTAACCCAAATCTAATACCATGAAAAACACGAAACTTGCGTTATTATATCTCTATTATTACGATATCTGGAGCGATCTTTCTGATGGCATCCAGTTGCTCGTCAATCACTTTATTCTTGTATTCCTCAATGGCTTCATTTGCCCCAGCTGACACAAGGGATAGCGAAACGTCTCTTCCGTCCACATCAGCGTAAATCTCAACCTCGATTTCCTCACACGCAAAACCCTTGAAAAGTGGGATGTTCAACTTGAACGACCCCGGGAGATTGGAATCAACCACCTGCGAATAGTTATCGGTTCTGCTGCCATTCTCTTCCTTGCTTCGCTCTATGTCTTGGTTTACCTTTGCCTTGAAGTTTTTCAAGGCAGATACCAGCGTCATGTTTTCTGATTTGTCCTTGAAGAAGGCACGATGCATCTTGAAGAACTTGGATAACTTGATAGGTTCCCACTTCTTTTCCGCATTGATACCAAACTCAACCATTTCTTTGGACGGCTGTAATACTCCAGTAATACGGTTTCTATAGTAATCAGTCTCTTTGTCCACTAAAGATATTTCCATATCATCACGGTTTACCGTTATATTTGCCCGCTTTTGATCGATAAGCCCCACTCGTTTTTCGAGCCAACGCAAAGGGCTGTCAATCGTTCCTTCAATACCAACGGGAGTTGGTTCTTTCGGGTCGAGCGCTACGGGTGCTTTTCCTTCTCTCAATACTACTTCGATTGGTGCACCACTATAATCTTTCGGTACAACCACATTTAATTTGTTCTCACTCATGATTCTGTTCCTGTTTTACGATTAATATTAAAAATTGATTTCTGCATTTCTTGGGGTTGCATCCTCCGGAAATAGACAAGTTCGCCGGCACCATTATAATAATTGGCTTCCTTGTTCTCGTGATCAAGGAACTTATAGCACTTGTCCTTGATATCCTCGGATTTACGCTTGATCTGGTCAAGATATTTTGCTTTGGCCGTATTAAGCGGTTTTAGCCGTGATTTGTACGACTCCATCCAGTCCGCTTTCTCCTGTTCCAATTCGGCTATATCAATTGACGTGTCCGCTAGCTTGGTCTTGATCTCATTCAACTCGTCCTCGGTAAAAGGATGATTGTACCAGATCTCCTCGACGGCGTCGCATGAGTCCTCTAGGACTTGCGGCCTGTTTGATAAAGGCTCGTTTTGAGCGATGAATTTTTCCATATACTTTAATAATTAATGTTATACTTTTTTCTGTCATATTGTGGGATATATCCTTTGCAAGGAGTATTCCCGTCAAATAAGGCCGATTCCGGCCTTACAGTTTCCCCATCTTTTTTAGACGGGTCTGTCCAATGCCTCTGCCGTTGATGGCAAAGGCAATGTCTTTTAGAACATGCCTCATTGAGGCAGAATATCAGTTCTTTCATCTTGGATTATTTTCTCGAGTTTCTTTAGATCCTTTTTGGCTAATCTTACGGTATCAGCTATCCTTGGTCTTCCCTTGGAATCCACGTGTTCTAGGATAACTGATAGATGGCGGGACAGTGTTTTAATGAAAGACTCGGATAGCTGGTACCTTTTAACCATGGCCGTTATTTTTTATAAAAACCTTGGAACCTCACGATACCTAGATACTCGGGAGATTTCATTAGTCCGTCCCCCATGCCGCCCAACGTCTCGGCTCCCGGCTCGTCAAGGACAACCTTGGAGTCAATCTCCTTAGGTACACGGAAGCATATCTGTACGGGGAAATTCACCTTAGCGTCTCCCGTGATCACGTTAACCGACGCTCTTTGCGTAGCCGCCATGATCCGGAACCCAAGCGATCGTCCCTTTTGTAGCAACATCTTCAGATTCTCCTCCAATGACTTTTCACGACCGACCGTGCGTAGTTCCATTTTAGGCTCGAGGAACCCGAAGGCGTTCTTTCGCTGGCCAACCTCGACCATTTCCTTTATGTCAAGTTCCGTTCCCGATCGGGAGGACGCTACTGCGTCGGCGAACTCATCGAACACCACCAGCGTTTTCCATGATGCCCTCGATTTAGCCCTTTCCTGCATATCCTGTACGAGCTCTTTCATCTTGGCCTCTATTTCTTCTATATCATTATAGACCTTTATGTATTTCTCGGAGGAATAATTACAGAACTCGTATTTCGGATCGAAAATTACGATGTCCCGGATACCGGCTAAGCGGGCGTATTCTATCGTGGATATGATACACACGGATTTACCGCTACCGGTAGCTCCGCAAATCAAGGCGTGAGGCGTGGAGTTGTTATCGAGATCCCACACCACGAGCCTTCCGAAGTTATCCGTTCCTATGGGAATCCTCATGCCGTCGATATACTTCTTGTCCCAGTACAAGGACTTGGTTCTTTTCTTCGGTGATTCTATGGAGAGGTAGGATTTTCCCTCATACACCATAAGCTCGTTACCCATCCTTATGGATGGCACGTCCAGCGCATTCGCTATGTCTAGCTTGTATTTCATCACTGTCGTGATCTTTGTCCCAGCGGATACCTCTAGCAGATACGTGTCTGACGAGTACCCGTTAATCTCCTTGGACACGTTCACGATCACCCCGAATGTCCGTAGGATATGCTCTATTTTCTCGCTGTTTGTCATATTACTATTGGATAAATCGTATTGAATGAATGAGGAAGCGTTCCTCTTGAACTCGGATATTACCTTGGGGTTTACCGATCCAAGGGAAGCGTCCCGTATTTTTTTCTGTCTCTTCGATATCAATTCCTTCTTTGACTCGGGCACGTTGAAATCATCGACCTCCGCTATCAGCGTCTTGGCCCAGAAATTATAAAGCTCGGCCCTGTCCACGAAGTTGTCGCTATCGTTGATCATGTACACGTAATCCGGATCGGACACGGCCTCTATCATCCTTTTTAGCGGCTCGTACAATATGGCCTCGTAAAGCTTCCTCGTGTCGTTATCGAGATTGATTACGAATTTCTTCAACTGGGAGGAGCCGTCCTTGTTTTTCGAGATCTTGTTCTCCACGAACCATACCTCGTCAACATTCTCCCCGAAGCGGGACTCATAGCACTTGACGTAGGTCATTGCCTGTTTCCCGCAGGTAAACGTTAGCTCCTCGTCATCGGTGAACTTGGCCCTTGACTTATGGTCTATGATGACCGTACGACCGCTTTCCGTCCTTATCGCCAAGTCTAGCCTAGCGTGGCAGGGCAGGGGGATGTCCACCCCGTTTATCGTTACCCATTCCTCGCACCTTGATTCCACGGCGATTATCTCCTTGATACCGGAAAGATAGATATCCTTCTCCCCGTAGAAGTTATTGATAAGCCTCGTGGCGTTCTTGGTGGCCTCGATCTTGCATTCCTCTACGGTAGGTGTCGTTTTCTGTATCTTCCAATCATTCGGGTGTACCTCCTCTATGTATGAGAACGCTACCCTCTCCATTTCCGTGATCGGTATTATCTGCCCCTTGCGCTGTAGCTCCATGAAGAAATACTCCAAGGCCGAATGATAGGCGTTACCCGCTACCGTGCTGGAGGATGATCTGGATCTTTCCCGGTAAATCTCCCGTTTCTCGAACTCCTTCTCGTTCCGGGAGAAAGAGGCTACCTTGCTGTAACTCCAAGAGTCAATAAGGTAGTTTGATAAATGCTCCTCCAGCTCGGCGTTGGTATAGGATGAGTACTTGTTCATGGCATGTCCTCTTTGTTTTTGCCCTTAGACTGTCTCATCGCCTCCTTTTTTTGATCGACATCTTTCTTTGTCTCACGAATTGGAAGGATTAGATCGTTTACCGTGGTATCCCCGTCCTTTAACGCTTGTATGATCCCGATCAGCATGGCGATCTCGTCGGGGCCTATCTGATTGCTGGTCTGTTTGCCGCATAGCTTAATGACCTCCTCTTCCGTTATGGCGTATTCGTTCTTGAACTTGTTGATGATATTAGTTCTCGTTTTTAATATCTTGTCAGCGTCGGATAGATCCCCCGTGATGAATTTTTGGGCGGCTTGATAGACCCTGTCCACTATGGCCTTGGGGATAACGGCGAATACGGAATTGCGATAAGCTATGGAGTTGGCGGCGTTTCCCGTTACGGTAATCATGTCGTCTGAGTAACGTTTCCCCTTGCTATCCACTATGCTCCTGCGAACCTCGAACGCGGACGCTACGTTTGTCTCCAGATCCCAGCATGTACCCCTGCTGATGATCTGCTTGTCCGTTATCTGGATAACCTTGGCCTCAGTCCTGATATTACCCCAATTGGATACGATTATCTTGGCAAGGTGTACGGATGGCCCAGTAATAGGTTTCCCTCCTCTTGGCAAGGCATAACTGCATGACCTTGCCGTGTCTTGATTCATCGTGGCCATTACCACGGAATTATCAATACTCCTTCTGATATCCCTAGGATATCTTTTCGCGGTCGCAACTTGTGAGTCCACGTTTGCTCTCTCAACCGCATCTACCTGTAAAATTTGTACTTCATGGCTTTCTACTGGAAGTACCTCGTAACTGCTTGATTCCATGATTATTTATTTTGAATGATTTTCTTTACCAATATAAAGTGCTGGTTTCCCAATCTCGTTGATACCGATCGTCCTCGGATTCTGTTTCCTCCTCCCCGTCGTACTCCGGTTCGCCGTCGGGGTCTTTGATGTAGATGTCTCTCATTTATCTGATTCATAAGTCATAATCACAATCTGATTGATTACAATAAATACTGATACTATGCCAAATATCAGTAAATGGATATGAGAAGGTTTTTCATTCCATTCGAAGATTGCGACTATTGAGGCCAGTCCCAATATTGTAGCTAAGACCATCCTAAAAGTAAAGATGGTAATGCTCTTTATGGCCCGGAATATCTTCCATAACCATGCTTGGTTTCTCTTTATCATATGTTGTTGATTTAAATTTCTTGATGTGAAAAGGCCTCATATCCTCACGGACGGAGACCTGCTTTGTAAATTGTGACTGATTTTCTGATTGAATAAGCACCCGTTAGGGTGAAACGTGCTCCCTGCCGGGCTTGAACCGGCGACCTCTCGCTTATGAGGCGAATGCTCTCGACCAACTGAGCTAAGGGAGCGTTTGCCGGGGAATCCCACCCCGGCACAGTTTAAGTAAAAACTAATATTCCCTAATTGCCTGCCTCACGGCGGTATATTAAGGTCTTGGTTGAGAAGTGTATAATAATTAGCAATGTGATTTAAGCGTGGTAGCCGGGGGAACTCGAACCCCCTGTAACCCTGAATAATAATATGAATTTATTATGGTTCGCTACCTGCCCTAGCCATTTCCTAGGGTGGAATTCTTCTTTCTTTCATGTGATTAACTTGGTTATTAATAGGTCTATCGGTTTTATTCATTTTCTTCCTCTATTGTATCATCCAATAACTTATCGATAGCCATGATAACCTTATCCGGCAACTCCTTGGCGGTATCATTAGATTTGAGATATTCTATGGTTCCGCCTATTCCTATAATCATCAGCATGTCCCTTTTAGATGGGACGAAGAGCAGTAAAAAAATAGGGATTGATATATAGACTGCTAATTTTAAGACGATTTTGTTAAACTTAGACTTGTCTTTTTCATCATCTTCCATAATCCAGACGAGAGTATACAAGAATGTAAATACCCCCAAGATAAATACTGCGATTATCGCCAACGTCTGTATGGCATCTAACCTTGTGATCCAATAAATCTCATTCATGGTATCATGGATTGATGTCTTCAACCTCGCTCTCGAGATCGTTCTTGATCTCATTGATAGCTTGGATGGTATTGTCTGCGTTGATAATCGTCTCCTTATACTCGATCAATTGATTGATCTTGCTCTTGTAATTTACCCCGTCGTCACCGAGGTTGTTTAGCTCCTCGTGATACCGGATGTCGGCTAATACCTTTTGCTCCTCTACGTTGTTTAACGCCGAGTCAAGCGCTCTCATGATCTCTTGACTCCTTAACTCTGAAAGTCGCTCTGTTTGTTTTTTACCCCTAAGGATAGAAAGGATCTTTTTCATATTCTCAATAATTTTGTTGTTTTTATTAAATGGATTTTATCGCTAGCGATCGTTGTACATAATGAGGCAAGGGCCATTGAAAATCTATCGCATCTTTCTCTAACGAAATAATCGTCTAAGCTTATGTCGGGATTTCGAAATTTCTCGAATCCATAGCCGGTAAATCCTGTGCCAAGGATATTCCCTTGTAATTCATTTTCCATATTATTTATATATTTAATGTTCGCTTCCCCACAACCTCCAACGGTTTCGAGAACCCGAATCATAGACGGGTGGGGGAATTTTATTATAAGTAGATTCTTCCGGCTTATGCGTCACAGGTGCGATAAGACCATAAGCCGGAAGACTTGTTAATGTGGTCTCGTCTTTTTGGAAAAGAACCTTTCCTGAGCGAGCTTTACGTCCACTAGGATATATTTGCCATTTTGTTTTATGGCATCCCCGAAAATCCCCTTCTTCTTGTATCTCGCTATGGTGGATGTACTTACTTGGAGCAATTTCGCCAAGGAATCTAGTCCCCTCACGTACTTCCGGGATGGATCTTCTTCTTTTTGGGTGGCTAGCCTTGATATGATCAAGTCCGCTAGTTGTCCGGCTGTCACTTGGGTTGCCGGTAATTCCGCTATATTCTCCATATTATTATTGTTATAATGTTATATTCCTCCCTCTACAGCCTCTAAAAGCCCTAGAGGATATCTCTATTCTAGCTATGGACCGGCACCTTTGCCTTGCCCTTCTCATTTCCAGATGAGAATCCACGCAAAGGATAAGTAGCAAGACGCACGCCACGGCTGAATGAACCATCTGTTGTATATCCACGTTGGCCTTTATATCGCACAGTCTCTCGCATAGCTTTATGGCCAATTCCCTTCCGTTTCTTACGCCAAGTATCTCGAAAGCCGTCCTTAGCTGGTTTATGATCGTATGCAATGACCTGTGTTTTTTCTCGGCTATCTCCTTTTTCTCGAATCCCACGGCGTAATACTGGGCCGTGTAATCACATTCCTCGGTTAACTCGGTGAATACCCTTTCCATGATCTGTCATGTTAAGCGTCTGACATAAACGATCCCTTCTTCCTTGTTTGATACGGAAGACCATTTTCTTCCCTCTCTATAATACTTAGCGTTTAACAGAGACACGTTATTTCTAACCGTCTCCAACACTTCTATAGGGAATGATAGTTTCTCAGATACTTTCATTTCTCTGATCTTTCTTTTGCTTTCCACTTTTTTCTGCATGATTTACATTTCCTTTTTATTTATAATAGCTCCCCTACAACCTCCAACGGTTTCGAACCCGAATCATAGACGGGTGGGGGAGTGTATCTTATACGTTAGATAGACAGTTTGACACCGATACGGGAATATCCGTACTTCACTGACACGACGTAATATCTAACCTTTGTATATACATTATTAAATATGTAGACTCCAACATCGGAACCGATTAAACTACATCGGGAGCGGGGATCATCATCCCTTCCGGTATCTTCGACTATCATAACCTTACCCTTCATACCTATATCTCTTACGTATATCCTCTTATGGGAGCAAGGATTTTATTCAATAAGTCAAAGAACTCTTTTTTAGTGGCCCTTCCGGGACTCAAACCCGGGACCTGCGGTTTAGGAAACCGTCGCTCTGTTCGTCTGAGCTAAAGGACCTTATATCATTTTGGCATGTTTGTGCCATTTCGTTATTTCAATCTTTATCGTATCTTTGTGCGTGATTGAATGATGATGCAAATATACAGAAAATAACTGTATGCAAAAGTTTTCGTGCAGTTATTTTCTGTGTATAAACATTGTTTAACATTGTTGCCTTGTGTGGCTAAATACTAGTAAGTATGGAATTGAAGAAGTTTGTTAGTGAGACATTGAAAGAGATAATAGCTGGCGTTAAGGATGCTCAGGATTTTGCGGCAAAAAATGATGCTTGTATAAACCCTAATCAATTTGGGACTCTTGTAACACCAAAGAATATATTGGATATGGGGGATGGTACTGTATCTATTGTTCAGCCTGTTCAGTTCGATGTGTGTGTTACATATTCTAAAAAGGACTCAGGAAAATTGGGGATAGAAATAGTATCTGGAGGTAGAGAATGTATAAATGGGGCAGAAAGTAGGATAAAATTTTCTGTAGCAGTCTCTCTTCCAAGGATGAAACCTAATTATTCCACCAGTGATCCTGATTTTGGGATTTTAGAAGGTGATAAAAGAAAGTGACAACAAATATTATTGCTATGATAATAAGGATGATATATAATATTCCAATCGTATATGCCAACTCTTTGATGTGTAGCATTTCGAGGTACTGTATGATTTCTTCCATGATAAATAAAACGACTGCTTCAAAGTTGCGGTTTGAAGTGAAGTCGCCAATATATTCCCTTGCGGGAGATTATTAATCTGTATGGTATCATCCGCAACTTGATACGATACAAATATACAGAATATTACTGTGTGCGCAAAATATTAAATAGATATGATGGGGCCTAAAGAAATTTTGGAATGTATATTATCTAAGGAAGGAATAACTTATGCTCAACTTTCAAAGGATATGGGTTTATCAAGACCTCAATCTCTTTATGACATAAGAGATGGTAAAGTTAAAAGAATAAGTGAGAATTATGCTTCTAAGATATTAAATGCGTACCCTCATTATAATAGGGTGTGGCTTCTTACAGGTGAAGGCGATATGCTAACCTCTGACGTTTCCCCTGTACGATCAGTGGATATCCCGGAAGAAATAGGTGACGGCTTTAATCCAAGGGAACTGCTAGATATCATACATGACCTAACGGCGCAAGGCAAGCAAAATGCGGAGGCGAACGAGAGGAACAGCCGGAATATCGAGAAACTCATAGGCCTGTTGGCCGAGTCGTTGAAGCAAGAGAGAGACGATAGGTCCGGGAACCGGCAAGGAGAGAAAGATTCTGCTTAATAACATGTGAGTGTTGCAAAACAAACTTTTTAGCTGTACTGTTTAATTATTACCTTAAAAAATCTAATTAATATGGTTGGTGATTATGACGATAGAGTAGAGCAGATAATTCGGTTGGCGGAAGATTTGTTTTTAGAGAAAAGAAAAGTGGTAATGACGGTGAAAGTGTATAATCGTGGTATCGCAAATACTGAGATATCCAAGCGATGCCTTTATGTCAAGCGTAGGAATGTTGATACGAACGATTTTTTAACATAGAGATATTAAATATGATAATAAGTCAAATAGACCAATAAAACACGCCCGTGTCAGAAAAAACACGGGCGTTATACTTTGGCGATGCGAAGAATAGATTTTTTATACTATATCACGATATTCACGATATCTATAATTCATACTAACCTTGTGTATATATAACAAGGCATCTTCTTTGTTGTCGAATATTTTAGTTTTACACACTAGTCTTAATCTCAGTGTGTCTAATAAATCCTTTTCCCTCGCTTCGTAATAAGCGTCATTATATTCGCAGCTCCCGAAACTATACTCAAGAAACATATATCCAAAATCTTTGTTGTGATAAAGGATTCTGTCTTTCATTAATTCTATCACCTCCGTTTCTCTATACAGATGAAGTATGAAATCTCTATTGTTTTCCGGTTTATATAACCAATTAACAATGCTCTGTAATTTATAGGAGACTTTCGCCTTCCCTTTTATTTCTTCTATTATTCTTCTCTCTTCTTCCAGATCTTGTTGTTCTTTGTCGCAATTTTCTTTATCGACTTTTTTATACGCTTCCTCGGGTGTCAAATCTGGGTATTTATTATCGACGAAACTAACATCCGCCGCATCCGACTTAACTTTCTTCCCCCATGCATAGTAGGAGAGACAAAAGATTTCTTTCCCATTAAAAGTCCTGTCATAGATTGTTTTTAACGGGTTTAGCCCATTGGGGGCTATTATAGAAGTCGGTAATCTGTAAAAAGGATAAGATTCTTTACCTCTTTTGGCCTCTTTAATATAAGTTTGTAATCCTTCCATTTTTAATTGTGTCGTTTATAAGTTCCCGCCCTGTTTATTGTTTATTTTTTATTGATGAAATCTAGCTGATAACCAAGCGCATCACCTATCTTGGATAATAGGTCAACACCTGTGCTGTACTTTCCTGTCTCTATCCGGGCGATGTTTCCCGGGGCTAGGCCTGTAATTTCCGCTAGTTTATACTGTGATATCCCGGCCTCCATGCGGATCTGGGCTATCCTTTTACCGATTCTTTCTCTATTATTCATCTTGTTCATCCTCCCAATCACAATATCCGCAATACCATATTGCGGCAGGTTTTAAAACATCTTCTATTATCATATCTCTATCAATGCTTTTATCAAGCGTTGCCGAGTAATGCAACGCTATTATCATTCGTTCCTTTATCCCGAATTTGTTGGCATTCGAGAAATTGAAGGATATTACATCCTCGGTTAAAACAACATCTTCTTTTAGGAATACCTCCATCACGCTTGCGGAGCGAGTATGTAATATAACGTTTCTCCCATATAATGGATCTCCGTCTTTTTCGTGGCCGGAACCTTCGACGAAGGCGAACTCTGGAAGGGTCAAGGATATATTTCTCATATTAATAAATAACATCATTTATGAGTTCTGGATCAGCCGCTAAATCAACCACTCCCATTATCTTATCTGTCATTGATCCCGTAGGATATACGTGGCTACTGAAGCGATATTTAATTCCTCCGTAGTAGTAATATCTACTTTCCGAGATATTGCTCTGGATCCTTTGGCAACCTTCTTTTAGCAAGAAGGATTCAAACTCGTCTATTTTCCTTTTTAAGGAAAGATAATCGTTGACATTTGTAAGATAGCTTTCGAAAGCTTCCTCAAATGAAATTTCGCCGTATGTCCTTTTGAAATTAGCATTAGGGGTAATGCCGTCTCTTCCTTTTGTGTTGTTCTTGACGAAAAGTTCGAATAGTTTTCTATTTGTCATTTCCTTACGCCGCTTATAGGTTGCCGCCCTTTCCTTATTTAGATCAATTATTTACTGTTATTACTGTGTAAAATGGAGCCTCCATCCCTACTTGACAGTAGGCGTTGCCTTCCTTGTCTACCCAAACAGCCTTACCATAGCTGCTATCTGGATGATTGGTAGTGGATGTTACTTCAATCTCTTCGCCGTTGAAATTATTTTTAAGATATGTTTTCATATTTACTATTATTATAAAATTTCTTCGATTTGAAATTCCGCCTCTTTTTCCCAGTCAAAAGAGTCCATATTATCTTCGTCTTCGTCTGTCAGATAATAATATGCCGTGACTCTGTAGTTTCCAAACTCTATCGGTTCGCCAGCCCATTCGTTTTTACCTATATGCTTCGGATCCTCAAAAGATGACATTAAGCGGCTGCTTGGTTCTGCCTGAGATTTGAGAGCTTTTTCAACAATTTCTTTCCCGTATTTCTCTTCAATTTCTTTATAAGTATAAGTCTTCATAATATTCGCCCGTCACGCCGGTAGCTCAGCTTTTAATATTAGTTATTATAGCTCTCCCTTTAAAATGTCATTAACGTAAAGCAAAAAGTTTCTGTCGCTTACTTGATCATCGGCAAAAAAATCAAACAACATGCCGTTGCCAAGTTTGGATATTTTTTCAAATGCGGCTTGCATTAATTGAGACGCTTTTTCCCTTGTACTCTCAGGGGCTTCGTTAACAAATTTATTGATTCTTTTTTTGACATCTTCAAGCATCATTTCATGTGCTTGCTTTCTGCCTTGCTCTGTCTTGGATAGTTCTCTATACGTAGATGTATTCATTTCCTTAATGCCGCTTATCCGTTGCCGCCGGTTCTATTGTTATTTTGATATTGCAAATATACTATCAAATTTGATAGTATGCAAGTTTTTCAATGATTATTTTTTATGCTTTACGGCATATTTTCTTTCTCTTTTTCCTCCAAGACTTTTTTAAGCTGATAGAGGCTTATGATATCATATTCAAATGTGGGATTTTCCCAGTTTCTTCGGACGGAGTTCGTTTGGACCGATATAAATTTCCGTAGGTCAAATATGTATTGACACGGGCTTAACCGGATCTCGTTAAATGTTATCTCGTAGTTATCAAACCACGCAAGCAGTTTTTTTAGTTCTTCATTCATAATATATTCTTGTTTTTTATATAAGATGTTTGTTTATATCTTATCGAATTTGCTCATCTCGTCCTCCTTCAGCTTGTCCACTATATGAGTGTAAGGTTTCATGGCCTTGAGGTCGTTGTGCCCTGTCCATCTCATGATAACTTGAGGGGGGATGCCTAACATGAGGGCGTTGACGACAAACGTCTTCCTTGCGACATGGGTAGTAAGCCGTTCCCACTTGTGGAATGTCTGCTGTATTCGCTTGTTGCCCTCGTACCATACCTCGGTTATCTCGGAGTCCAGCTCCGCCATCTTGCCCAGATCCTTTAGATGCATGTTGTATTTCTGGTTGGACAAGACCGGTAGTGCCTTCCCGTTCTTAAGCTCGATGTCTTCGTATTTCTCAAGTATTGATTTACTGTACTTGTTCAACTCGATCTGTATGTTGTCGCTGTCCTTCTGTGTCACGATGTCAATCTTCCCGTTAATGATATCCGTCTTTCTTAAGTTATATACGTCGGAGTAACGGAGACCGGTGAAGCAGCAGAAACAGAAAACGTCACGGACGGTGGATAACGTCCCTTCCTTTATATACATATTATATATACGCATCAGTTCCTCCCATGTCAAGTATATGACTTTCTTCAGCTCGAAGTTCGCCCCTTTAAGCCTTGGGCTGAACCTTCGATAGTCCTTCCTCGTGTTGTATCCCTTGTCGTCGGCCCATAAAAGGAATTGCTTTATAAAGTGCAGGTACTTATTCAACGTGGTATTCCTTATACCCTTGTATTCCCTTAAGAACTCTACGAAGTCTTGCAAGGTATCCTCCGACAGGTCATCGAACTTGATCTGTGGATTGAACTCCTCCAGAAGGTGCATGATCGAGTTATGTTTGTAGTGCGATGTCTTTGTCCATGCGTTCTGCCTCCCTACCGTATCGATAAACTCCTTGTAGATATCGAACAGGGATATCGGCTTCCTCTCTTCCTCTTTTACCCGGCCTGTCGCAACCTTGAACTTTTCCTTGATATCGTTGGCGCTAGGCATCTCGCCCTCTCTCTCGTATTGGCGGAATATGTTTTGCAATGTGGCACGTATATCGTCAAGATCGGAATTTATCTCGGAAGAGCTTTCCCCGGCCTTGTTGAAGCATCCGTTTTTAACGATGCCCTTCTCCGGGACGAACTTGCTTGCGTCTATCCTATGACCCGTGAAAAACGTTATCCTGTTCCGGTTGAACGTAACCATGCATCGTATAGGTACGTTCTTTACGATCAATAGCCCATCCTTCTTCCTTTTCTCTACGTCAAACGTTATGCTCCTCTTTATTTCCATGATAAAAATGTGTTGCGTGTAACTACGCGAATTTACACGCAAAAAACATGACATCATATGACATAACATGATATTTAGTGACTGTTTAAAAACACATGAAATCGTTGAACATGAGCGCATATGATATTGTTTGATACTGTATGACAGTATAAGTTATGGTCTCTCCATCTCCACGGAATGAAAAAAGGCCTTACGGATTGTCCGTAAGGCCTTTTTTCATTCATTGTAAACCCATTTATAAGGAGGTGGCGGTACGTATGGACCAGCCTTTTGATGGGGTAATATATCAACCGATTTGACGATTACGTTATTACCTTTCTGGGTACAAACCAGACATTTTGAACGTAATTTCCTTTTAGCCATGTTGAAGACGATATTCGGATTGAAATGAACTCCGTTTATACGAGTCTCAAAATGTAAATGCTCGGTAGTAGCCCTGCCAGTACGTCCGGTTAAGGCGATCGGTTGTCCGGCGAGAATGCGATCTCCGGGTTTAACCAAGTTCTTGGAGTTGTGGCTATAGATCGTTTCCAGTCCATTATAATGGCGGACAACGATAACGTTGCCATAGGCGGCGAATGGTTTCGCCATCCTGACAATACCATCGAAAGCAGACACGATCGTATCGTTGGCACAAGTTTTGATATCTACTCCGGAATGATGCCTTCTCCTTCCCCCGTAAGGAGAGATCACGTTTCCATTAGGAAGGGGAAATGCGTATTCCCCGGCGGGGATCAAGGATAAATCAATAATTTCCGTGTTATTCTCATCGAATAGCTTGGGGTCCTTGATCGCTATCTGGCTTTTATCACGGGGCGTAAAGGCTTCCGTGATATCTTTTCTAGGAGAATGGCAAACCGCTAGCTCCGGAGCTTCCGGCAACATGAAATTGAAATCCATGACAGGAAGAGGAATATTCGCCGTAGGGAAATCCATAGTCTTGGGAGGGGCCGGGCGTGGAGCAGGCTTTTGCGTACGGCAAGACGCAAATAAAATTAGCGTAAGAATGAGTATTCCATTGTGTATTTTAGATGCCATTAGATATTGTTTTACCACAAAAGTATAAAAAAGCCTCTTTCAATGACCTATATTTCCGATATGTTTATACTTCTTTTTATTCTTTGTGTTTTTTCTGATAGTTGAATTTGCCTACCTTTGTAAAGGTAAAATGGAGATATTATACGATGATTGAGGGGACTAGTTTGTCTCTTTGGTCAGGGAGGATGACGATATTGTATTTGCTGGTATTTCTCTAAACTGAAAACGACCAATTTAAAGTACACAGAGAAATAGACAATGCGAATACCCCTGTATTAGGTGTGTTCCTTTGCCTTATTTCTGTTGTGTACAAGGCATTTGGTCGTGCCGCAGTTTGACGGGTTTAAGGTAAAGTGTAACACACCTTTTCTCAGATGTGGGTTTATTTATGAGATAAGATTACCTTAAAAACGGCTTTTGTATATGAAAGAACAAAAGGAGATACATATCGGTTCGTTAATAAAAGAGAAAATGGAAGAGCGGGGACTTTCGGTTTCCGATTTTGCCCATGCGCTTCATTATGAACGTACCAATATTTATAAGATATTTAAGCGAAGCAGTATTGATGTGGATTTGTTACTGCGTATATCGGAAGTCTTAGCCTATGATTTCTTGCGGGAGGTGTATTTAGCGGACGAACCCCGGCGATATTCAATCACTATAGAAGCGGACAAGGAAGATATAGAGGAGATCCGTAAATGGCTGTTAGAGAAAAGGCGTGAATAA